GAAACCTATATCCGGCCAACAAGTAAATACAACGATTGGAACTTACGCAATATCTGGTGATGGAAATATGACCATTGTTGTTCCAGAATTAGAAGTAACTACATCTTTAGGTAGTCCATTATTATCTACAAATGATTTTGTAGGAATAACTGGTCAAGGGTTAATTACTGGTTTAGGAACTATATTAACAGATACTGAAAATTTAATTGATATTGTAGGACAAGTTGCTAACGCAAATACAGGTACAGTTATAACAAGTACTTCTAATGTATTAAGTATAACTGGTCAAGAAATGACAATAACATTATCTTCTGTAGTAACAAGCACTGGAAATACAGTTGATATTGCAGGACAACAAATAACTGTTATACCAGCAACTTTAAGATTTTGGGATCCTATTACTACTGGAGGAACTTACACGTGGACAAATATTTAATAATTTACAAAAAGACAAAATAGGAGTATAAAAAAATATGGCTTCATCTTATTCATCAGACCTTAAATTAGAGCTTCAAGCTACTGGAGAAAATGCTAGTACTTGGGGTGATAAAACTAATAATAATTTAAATTTAATACAGCAAGCAATTGCTGGTTATGAAGCAATAGATGTTGCTTCAGCAGATGTTACTTTAGTAATGACAGATGCTTCTGTTTCAAACGCAAGAAATATGATTTTAAAATTTACAGGAACTCTTGCTGCAAATAGAACAGTTTCCGTACCAGATAGTATTGAAAAATTTTATATATTACAAGATGCTTCAACACATGGAGGAAATACTTTAACTTTTAAAACCGCAAGTGGAACAGGTTTTACTCTTGATGAAGGTAAATTAAGTGCTGCATATTCAGATGGTACTAATGTTACTGCAGTTAATATGAATACTTTACAAGGAAGTATAGGAACTGCACAAATTGCTGATGATGCAATTACAACAGCAAAAATAGCTAATGTTAATGTTACAACAGCAAAAATTGCGAACAATGCAATTACAACTGCTTTAATTTTAGATGATAATGTAACAACAGCAAAAATACCAGATGACGCAATTACAACAGCAAAAATACCAGATGACGCAATTACTGCAGCTAAACTTCAAAGAAAATTTACAATAAGTACATCAAGTCCATCAGGTGGAAATGATGGAGATATTTGGTTTAAATATTCATAGGAGTTTAAATGGCTGTTTACAAATTTTATTTCTCTACTTCCGAGAACTCTAATTTAGAAGAAACTTATACATCTTCTACTAATATAAAAACCGTAGATCAAGAATTTAAAAATCAAAAAGGAAATGTAATATCTATTACAAGAATTGATATTTTATCAGATCCTGAAAAAATTAATAGTGACGAAGCACTAGGATATGTTAGAACATAATGGCTAATACTTACGCAAAAGTTTCAGGAACATTCGAAGAAATAGAAAATGCTTATGGAAAAGTTTCAGGTACTTGGCAAGAAGCAGATGAAATATATGCTAAAGTTTCAGGTACTTGGAAATTAGTATTTGCTGCATTTCAAGCAGGCACTGTTCAAACATTAAGTTCTGGTTCAGGAACATTAGTCGTACCTCAAGGAGCTAATGCAATGCATATTCAAGCAGCAGTCGGAGGTGGTGGTGGAGCTGTTGGAGGAGCCGATTATGATAAAGCAGGTGGTGAATCATCTGGTGCTGGTGGCGGATCAGGAGCTTATATATCTGATAAAGTATTTACAGTAGTTCAAGGAGAAACAATAACTTATGCTATTGGTTCTGTTGGTAGTGGAGCTGGTAAAGGTTTTAATGTTACAGCTCAAGGAGGAGGAACATCTAGTATTTCAGGTTCTACTACAGGTGCTATATTTTCATTAACAGGAGGTGGTGGATCAAGTGGTACAAGTGGAGGAGTTCAAGGTCCTTTAAGAAATAATTCAGCTGGTTCTGGTGGATCAGCAACTGTATCTGTTGCATTAAGTTCAGGAACTTTTAGAGATTCAGATGGTGTAACAAAAAATATAACGAGTTTAACTGGTGGTCCTGTTGGAACTTTTAATCAATCTGGTAATGGTGTTTCTGGTAATAATAATGGAAACTGTGGTGGAGATAACTGTAGAATAGGTGGATCTACTGGTGCAGCTTCTTATGCTGGAAATATTTCTGGAGGAACAGGCGGATCATCATCAGGCGCAGGAACAAATGGTGGAGCAGGAACTAGAGGTTCTGGAGGTGGAGGTGGTGCTGCTCAAGTAAATTCTGGTTCTACTGTTGGAGCTGACGGTGGTAGTGGAGAAATACAATATAGATTTTTAAGAGTTCAATAATTGTATTTAAAACCTAAAAAAATTGTATTTGATAGTTTAATTAAAAAAGTTAAAATAAAAGATATTAAACCAAATCAAGAAAATAACAATCAAGAATTAATTGATCAGCTTGAAATAGAAATAAAACTGAATGGTTTATTATGCCCTTTAGCTATTGATACTAATAATATTTTATTAGATGGTCATCATCGATATGAAGCAATTAAAAATTTTTGCGTAGAAACTGACGTTTATATAGTAAAAGATAATGATATGGAAAAATTTATATCTAAATTAAATAGCTATGTATGGTTTGATTCTATGGGAAAATTAGATGGCTAATATATCTAAATGGTTTGGTTATCCTATTTATATTACTAAATTAGAAAATTTTGAAAAAATAAATAAAAAAATATTACCTATCATAATAAATAATATTACTCCTACTAATTCTCAATATTCACAAACTACTGATGTTAAACCAATAAAATTACAATCAATAGATGACAATTTACATATTGATAAAAGATTTACTGAACTTTACAATGAAATAACAAAAGTAATAGAAGGTTGTCTATTAGCTCAAAAATATAATTTAGATTTATTTGATATTTATATTACAAAATCTTGGGCTACATTATCTATTAAAGAACAACACATTGCTTATCATAGACATATGAGTAGTCATTTTAGTTTTGTTTATTATCCTCAAGCTCACGAACAAGGTAATTTATTTTTATTAGATGATGATGCTCATAAAGTAGGATTAAACATACCAAAAAGAGAACCATATTTTACAGAGTGGAATCAAAATAATTATGGTAAAGCAGAATATCCAGCAGAAACAGGCAATATAATTATATTTCCATCTATGATGTTTCATGAAACTGGTAAAAATAATAAAGAAAAACCTAGAATATCAATTTCAGGAGATATTTTACTTACTATGAAAAAAGGTATTAAATCAGAACATAATATACCAAATCCAGATACTTGGAAAAAGCTATAAAATAGGCTTACTTCTTTTATTTATTTAATATATAATAACAAAAAAATAGTATAAATTTATGCCATTAACTCAATTAAATTTTCAACCTGGAATAGATACTGAAAACACACCTACAGGTGCTGAAAGTAAGTGGATAGATTGCGATAAAATTAGATTTAGAAAAGGTCTACCACAAAAAATAGGTGGATGGACTAAATTTAGTACAGGTTATTATGTTGGTGTAGGACGAGCTTTAGAACAATGGTTTGCTTTAGATGGTAGTCGTTACGAAGCTCTTGGAACAGATAGAAAACTTTATGTTTATGCTGCAGGAACTAATCAAGATATTACTCCTATAAGATCAACTGATGCATTAACTAATGCAATTAGTACTACATCTGGTAGTAATATAATTACTATAATGGATACTGGTCATGGAGCTTCTCAAGGAGATTTTGTAACTTTAAGTAATGTTAGTGCAACAGTAGGTGGAATTGCAGCTGCAACTCTTGATGGAGAATACGAAATATTAACTATATCAAATACTGATGCATATACTATTCAAAGTAGTGCTACAGCAAATGCTAATGTTGCACCAACTGCTAATTGTACTGCTACTTATCAAATAAGTATAGGTCCATCAGTTCAAACTTTTGGTTTTGGTTGGGGATCAGGTACTTGGAATACTGGTACTTGGGGAACTGCTAGATCATCATCCAATGTAATTTTAGATGCTCGGTTATGGTCTATAAATAATTGGGGACAAGATTTAATTATTACACAAAAAGATGGAGCAACTTATGAATGGATTTTATCTGCAGGAATGACTAATAATAGATGTACAGCAGTTGCTAATGCTCCTTCTAATTCTACTCTTTCAATGGTATCTACAGAAACTAGACACGTGGTTTGTTTAGGTACAGAAACTGAAATTGGAAATACAGCAAGTCAAGATAAAATGTTTATACGTTGGTCAGATCAAGAAAACTATAATCAATGGTCACCTAATGTAGTCAACTCTGCTGGATCACAAAGAATTGGAGGAGGAAGTGAAATTCGTTGTGCGAAACCCGCAAAAGGAACGATGCTAATATGGACAGATACAACAATGCAATCAATGTCTTTTATTGGTCCTCCTTTAGTATTTGGTTTTAGACAACTAGGTAATGATTGTGGAGCTGTTGGTCTTAACTCTGCAATAATTGTAGATGACGTAGCTTATTGGATGTCCGATGGTCAATTTTTTAGATACGCAGGATCAGTTCAAGAAATACCTTGTCCTATATTAAATCATGTGTTTGATGATATTAATAAATCTCAATACTCTCAAGTTTATGCTGGACAAAATTCTAACTTCTCTGAAGTAATATGGTACTATTGTTCTAGCACCTCGGATCAATGTGATCGTTATGCTATTTATAATTATCTAGAAAATTCTTGGTGTTTTGGTACTATGAATAGAAGTGCTTATCAAGATAATGGAGTTGAATTAAATCCTTTAGCTGCTGAATATTTTCCTAATTCAAATGTAACTACAATAACTACTATTAATGGAGTAACACAAGGAAGAAGTATTATTTATGCTCAAGAATCAGGTGTAAATGCTGATGGTGCTGCATTACCTGCTTTTATACAATCTGGTGATGGAGATATAGCAGATGGAGAAAGTTTTAGTTTTATTAATAAAATAATACCAGATTTTCAAAACCAAACTGGTAATGCAACTATTACATTAAGAGTTAAAGATTATCCTAATAATCCTGCGACAGTTGGAGAAACATTGACTGTTAGTAATACTACAAGTTTTTTGAATACTCGTATTCGAGGAAGACAAACTAATATAAAAATAGAAAATAATGATCTAGATGATAATTGGAGATTTGGAACATTAAGAGTAAATATAAAACAAGATGGAAAAAGATAAATATTTAATAAGACCAGCTCGTATATCAGATGCTGTAAGAATAAGAGAATTACTGAAAACATGGCTTACAGAAGCTCCATTTAACTTTGGAAACACTAATAATACTAAAGCTCTTGAAAATATAGTATTTTACATTAAGAATAGTTTTGTTATAGTAGTAGAACATGAAAATATTATTGTGGGAACATTGGCTGCAACAGTCGATGAAACATGGTATAGTGACAAAAAGTTTATGAGAACTTTATGGTTACATGTTAATCCTAAACATAGAAATTTTAGGATATTTCGTTCTATAATGGTAGTTTTCAAAGAATACGCACTAGCAAATAAAGTAACTGCGATATGCGAAATTTTTCAAGGTAAAGACGTTGAAAGAAAAGATAAAGCTTTTAATAAATTAGGATTTAAAGTTATCGGAGGAACTTATATAGTCAATGGGTAGTATTTTCAAACCAAGTGTAACAACAGTTCAGGCACCATCGCAGTCTCAAACTAGCTACGATATACCTGAATATTTTAAAGAAATTCAAGAAAGAACTTTAAGACGAGGTGAACGAGAGTTTAGTAAACCTTATCAAGCTTATACTGGTCAACGTATTGCACAACTTGATCCTTATGAAATACAAGCAGGAAATATTTATCAAAATCAAATAGTACCTCAATCAGGACAATTAGCTGCAATAGGTCAAGAAATAGCAAATGCAAGTGCTAGAACTTATGATACTGCAACTGCTCGTGCTTATGCTAATCCATATGAAGACCAAGTTGTAAAAGGAGCTTTAGGTGATTTAGGAGAAGCTTATGGACAAAGTCGAAAATCATTAAATGCTGCAGCAATAGGTGCTGGAGCTTTTGGTGGATCAAGAGCAGCAATAGAAAATGTTTTAGGACAAGAAAGATATTTAGATAGTGTAGCAGATACTACAGCTAGATTAAGACAAGCTGGTTTTGAATCTGGTGCTAATAGATTTATGGCAGATAGATCAGCACAGATGTCAGGGCTTGGTGCTAAATTAGGTGCAGCACAAAATCAAATTGGTGCATTGCAACAAGCATCAGCAGGCCTAGCTGGTTTTGGTACACAAGCTCGTGGTATTGCTCAAGCAGGACTTGCAGAAGGATATCGTGACTTTATAGAAGAAAGAGAATTTGGTGGTAATCAAGTTAAACAAATGATTGGTGCTTTATCAGGTGCTCCTATAAGAAGTTATGGAGAAGAAAGAACTGGTTACACTACAACACCAGTTGCTGGGCCTAGTGTATTTGGTCAAGTGGCAGGTGCAGCAATGTCAGCATATCAACTTTCAGATATAAGATTAAAAGAAGATATTAAATTAGTAGGTAAATCTCCTAAAGGAATTAAAATTTATAACTTTAAATATAAAGGTGATGATAAAACATATCAAGGTGTTATGGCTCATCAAGTACCACATGCATCTACGCCTAATCAATTTGGTTATTTAATGGTTGATTACTCTAAATTAGATGTACAATTTAAGGAAGTATAATGGCAACTCTTGAAGAAAAATACGAATTATATAAAGCAGATGCACCACCTCAAGGTGCTTTAACTTTTGAAGAATTTTCAAACGCAATAACAGATAGTAAAATTGAAGGTGAAAAAAGATTAGTTGAAGATAAAACAAAAGATATATCTGATGAAAAAATTGAAGAAGTGAAAAAAACATTTGAGACAGAAGAACTACCAGATGATGATGAATTTTCAGATGCACAATATATGGTCGGTGATAATAGTACGGCAATGTTTAGATATAATAACGATGATGAATTAGGTGGTGCTTTTGAAGTTATGACTGGTACTACTTTTGAACAAGACGATAATAGAAATAAAAGATTAGCTGAATTAGTACCTGAGTTAAAAAAAGAAAACGAACTTCTTAAAATTAAATTAGGAGATGGTTTAGATAGACCAGATAAAAAATTAATAGATATTGATAATTCTTCTTTAAGTGCTTTTACTAAAAGTGTAGGTAAATCTTTTGTAAATATAGCTAAAGAAGTTCCTAAAAGAATAGACGAGGTTGCCGCTGATCCTGAAAGAAGAAAAAACTTTATAAGAGGATTACAAATTATTAATGAATCATCTGGCATAAAACCTATTTCACAAGCTAAATCTCCTTTAGGATCTATTGCAAGTGGATTACTTAAAGCTGAAAAAATGTTTAGTGCAGAAGAGATTGCTAAATTAAAAGCGCAGAAAAAAGAACCTAGAAGATATCCTTCACCTGGTGAAGAATTACTTGTAGAAAGTTTTAAAACATATAAAGATGATTTAAAACTTAAAAAAGATTTAAGTAAGTCAATTGTTGAAAGATATAATCTTGCAAGAACTGTAGCTATGAAAGATGGTGAGTTACCTACAGGAATTCTTAATGCAACATTTAAAGATTTAAAAGGTATATTACAAGAATTAGGTTTAGGAGATAAATATGATGCTTTAGCTAAAAAATTTGCTGATGAAAATTATACACAAATGACTTTAGAAGATCAAAATATATTTAATGATCTATTTCAAGCGGCAACTTTTGAGCAAGTAGTTCAAGACGTTAAAAAACTTTATCCTGTTTCTAATAAAGATATTGATACTTTATTAAAAACTAAAGGAGATATAAGTACAAGACCAGATGCTTTAATTAGATTAATCGCAACACAAATGGCAACTAATGATATAGCTATGCAAAGTGAAGATTTAGCATATAAATATTTTGAGTTAGGTGATCAACAATTTGAAAGAAAATCTATTTTAATGTCAGAAAAAATGATTGCTGAAAAATTAAGAAAAGAAAATAAAGTTACCGATGCAACTTTAGAAAAACTATTTGGCAGTGCTAAAGATGTAACTGATGCTGGTTACATTACAGCTTATTATTATCAAACTTTACAAGCTCAAAAACTAGAAGGTAAATTAGATTCATTTACAGTCTTTAAAACTGCACAAAAAAATAAAGAAAAAGAGATAGAAGAAATTACGAAAAAGAATCAAAAGAAAAAATAGTTAAAATGATATGGTTGAAAACGAAAAAATTATTAAAAAAGATATTAAACTTCCAAACGACATTTTATCTGAAACTGACGAAATAAAATTAGAAGATAATAATGACGAAGTAAAATTAGAAGATAAGATAGAATTAGAAGATAATAATAAAGAAATTAAAGTAGAAAAAGAACAAGAAATTAAAGTTGCCGATACTAAATTTACTGATGAACAACTAAAAGATTTTAATAGATTATTAGAATTAGACGTTGAACCTGAAAAAGCAAAAAAAATAATTCAAGGTGAACCAGTAGAAACTAAAAAAATAGATTTTGAAGGTAAATCTGAATACGAAGTTGAAAAAGAATTTTTAGCTAATAATGGTATTGATTTAGATTTAATTAAAAAATCAGAGCCAGAAGCTACAAAAATATCAGAGCAAATACTTGTTGATAGTGTAGGTATAGAAACTAAAGGTGGTTATATACCTACTAAACTTTTGTATGAACTTAATGGATATAATGCTGATAAAGAAAATGAAATAAAAGGTGACATAAGACTTAAATTAGGATTTGGTTTAGATGGTGCACAATTTAAAGAAAATAATATTAAAAATTTACTTGTTGAAAGAATTACTAACTCAGGCAAATATGATAAAGAAACTTTAGCTAAACATTTAGATAATATAGAAGTTAAAACAGTTACATTACAATACGATGGTAAAAAGAAAGAGGGATTAGTTTACAGAATACCAAAAGAATTAGGTGGAACTAATATGTTTTCAGCAGTTGATTCTCCTAAAATATCTATGGACGATTTAAAAGATGCTGCGGCAGATAGTGCTCCTATCGTTGCTTCAATTATAGCTGGTACTTTTGGAAGTTATGCTGGTCCAGCAGGTACTGTTGCTGGTTCTGCTGTAGCAGCTGGCTTAACAGAATATGCAAGACTAATGTATGGTTACCATAAGTTAGGTTTACAAAAAGATTTATATCCTAACCCAGAAGATTTTGATGAAGTTGCTAAAGCTGCTGCAATTAAATATGGATTAATTGATGCTGCAGCAACAGGATTATTTTTAACTGGTGCAAAACTAATACTACCTACAATATTAGGAAAAAATCAATTAAGTACAAGTACTATTAAAGAATTTATCGAAACAAAAGGTAGAACTAACTCTGGAATATTTGAAGAAGTAAATAAAGTTAAAGATTCAATGAAAAAAGATTTTAACTTAACTCAAACAGAAGTAGATGAATATTTTGCGGTAGCAGTCGGTAAAGCAATTCTAAACTCTGATCAATTAATAAAAAAAGGTAGTGCTGCACAAAAAGCATTATTGGCTGACGAAGTTACTAAATTAGAAACTAAAGCAAATTTTAAAGCTATTGAAGATAAAATTATAAAACAAACAACTAATGTATCTGAGGTAGGTAATAAACAAGCTGATAAAATTATTCAAAATATACAAAATCAAATAGTAGGACAAGCTGAAGTAGGAATAAAACAAGCAGAGTTAGCTTTACTTAAAAACTCACAAAACTTAATTAAATTTGAAAAATCTTTTGTAGATGATGCAGCAGGGAGATATTTAGATGAATTTGGTGTTACTTTAGATGATACATATAAAGCACTTGAAGCTCGTTTATCTGTCCTAAATAAAAATATAGAAAATGGAGTATTAAAAAATACAACTCCTTTAAAATTTAATGTGAACACTGCCATTAAGATAATGGAAAATGATCTTAAAAAATTTACATTTAGAAAAGGTTTATTTCCTAAAACTAAAAAAACAATTACTAAAAAAACTTCAAAAGCAAATGCTGCAAAAATTAGAGCTAATAATGTATTAGTTCAATTAGCTGAAATATTTAACAAACGTGGATTTCAAAAAACAGGTGATTTATTAAAAGATGTTAAAAATGGTTTTAAAGAATTACAAAAGAAAAAAGATATAAATTTAAAAGATTTAGTTACTTTAAAAAATGCAACTAATCTTTTAATTGAAACTACAGAAAATGCTGTATCTGTAGGTGCTTTTAAACAATTAAGTAAAAATATTAATAAAAATATAAGTAAAGCAATTGCAGAATCAGGTGATACTAATTTAGCTAAAGAATTTGCAGAACAATTAGAATTACAAAATTTAAAAAGAATGACTTTCTTTAAAAATTTTGCTAAAGATTTTGGAAGTAGTGCAACTAAAGAAGGTGCTGAAAATTTAAGATATAGTAAAGACAAATTATTTAAAAGATTAGTTGATGATACAGATAATGCAAGAGCTGAAGCTATGGCTTTTGGTGATTTAATTAAAAAAAAATTAGTTCCACCTCCTACTGTTGAAAGAATTAAACAAGCCCTATTAAGAAACTATTTTAATAAAGTTATTCCAGGCGCTGACAATGTAGCTGAAATGACTCATAAAGAATTTTTTAAAAAATTTGGTAGCAACTATGAATCACTATTAGGCAAAAAATTATATAAAGAACTTTCAAAAAGTGGAGATAGTGTATTTAGAGTTATTGATGATTCACTTAAAGGTGTTAATGATATAAATGCAAGTGTTGCTAAATTTTTACCAGGTATAGACAACTGGAGTATTTTAAGTAATTCAGGACCAGGTGAAATAGTAGAGTTTATTCTTTCTAAAGCTTTTACTAAAACAGCTAATCTTACTAAATTGTTAAATGCTTTACCAACTCAAACAGTAAAAGAAATTAGACAAGTTTTTTTATCAAGAATGATGAAAGATGTAACAGGTGAAGGTTTTGTTACAAATATC